CCTGCGCTTGCATAACAACGCCCCTTTGTTGTGTTCCATGTATAGCCGTAAAACTCGCAGCACTCCTGTGAGCCGTAGCTTGTATCTCCATCGTAATCTAAGAATTCTACAGCTCCTGTACTTGCGTTAATTACAGATGGTGTATATTGACAAAGCGCTCCAATATCTAACAAGCGCATGAGCTTACACTTGGTTACCTGTTCATCTGCTACTATGTAATCAGTTAGCTCTATCACTCTCCACCATGAATCTTTAACCCATATTTTATCATTAAACTTTAACCCGAATACATCGGTTACAGATAGCTTAAAATAAGCTTCCATTATCTTCTGCTCATCATCGTAAAGCTCAGAGATATACTCTCTCCAATATCTATCAAATAGCGTGTGCAATGGCATAGCTTCGATAGGATGCGGAGGAATCTCTTGGCCGAAATTCAGATCATCTGTGCCTATAGCTGTTGGAATAGATTTATAATGGCTGAGTAAAGGAATAATAGTAAAGCTCGCATCTTCTGCTACTTCATCGTACACCATAACTACAGCATCTTCTGCTGTATCTCTTCTATAAAGTATTCGCGGACCAGGTGCCATGAATTCTCCTTTATCATTGAAGTACTTAGGAATGATGTAATTAGTATTCGGTATAAGGTCGCAAGGTGAAGCGCCAAAATTTAATTCGACAGTATAATCACTTGTACTAAAGTCATTGCCTGCATCGGTTAAGCGTAGCTCACCATAAACTCTTTGAGCACCTGATTTATATTTAGCATTAATTAAATCTCCCTGCTCTTTGTAGCTCCATTTAAGTAAGCGCTTTCTAACATCTGAAGCGGGCGTAAGTGTAATATCTTTAGACGTATCTAATTTACCGGTCCAATCGTAATCATCTCCGCTGCCTAAATATTCCACCATTGGAATAATCTCTACTGAGTTAGGCATGTTTGGGTTAGGAACTAATACAGCGTTAAACATCTTCAATAGATCACGTAAGTAATCTATCTGTTTCATCTCAGGAGCGTTGCGAGCGAAACTAACTGTTTGCCCATAAATCTCACCGCTTGCATAAGTGATGCCTATTGTACTTCCTGAATTTATAGTTACAGCTTGCGAGCTTCCTGCATGAGCATAGATGTAAACTCTAATTTCATCTCCTATCTCTAAAAGTAAATTGGTAGATGCGTTAACTGTGAATGGGTTGTTTTGGCTAACTACGTATACGTTACCTCCCTGATCGTAATCATATTCAGTAGGGCCTACGTTCTGAGCAAATGGAATAGGAACTATAGACTCTATACCGCCTCTTGTTATACCTAATACTATATCGTAAGTATGAACTGCAAAAGATGAATAGCCTGTAGTGTTTACATTAATCTCTAAGCTTACGCCAAAATCAGCGTAGTAATTTACTTGCGAAGTATAAACACTTGAGGCAAAGCTGTTAGATGGATCTAATGTTTCTACCCAGTTTATAAGCTGCTTATAATAAAGCCCGCTATTGCCCTGAGTATTTATAGTTACTGATTGGTTAGAATTGTAGCGAGCGCTGAATTTAGCTTCATCTGCACTAACTGTACCTGCTACTAATGGATTGGTAATGTAAGGCACGTACATGCGAGCGAGCTCAGTATCTAAAGTATCTCCGCTATAGGTAAAGCCAGCCTCTGTTATAATCTTATTGAGCAGCCATTTAGCCTGAACAGATAACGTAAGCTCTCCGGTATAGATAGGATTAACTGAGCTGAATACTCTTCTGCTGCCTATTGCTGTATCTTCACTCCAATTTTGACCTTTATCAGTTAGCGTATAACAGATAGCGCTATCAAATAAACTACCATCATTAATATCTACTATATTCTCATAAATATTCTCATGCGCTAAATCAGTGTAATCTAATTCTTTCAGCAGCTTATCTCCAATACTTCGAGCTAAGTCTACAGTCTCACCAAAAAACGCTATAACAAACTCATGTATTTGCCCCTGGTGCGTAACAGCTTGCTTAAACTGTATGTGCCCTTCAGCAATGGGTAAAGTATCGACTGAGAGAGTTGCCTCTATCTTGCGTAATACATTGATTTGCGTAGTGTCATCATTAAGCAAGTTAGCGTTATACTGCTGCCCAAAGAAATCTACGTTAGCCTTAGTTGCAGGTATTCTAAACTCACGCGAGAAAGCACCCCTGGTAGTAAACTCAGATACGCTGTTGAAGTTAGAAGAATAGCTTATGCTTTCATTCTCGTATAAGTCTACTACTACCTTTGTGCCATTAGAGGCTGCTACTGTTAGAATTACTGTTGGCCTCATGCTGTGTAATCGTTACTGAATTTTAATGTTAATTCTAAATCTGTCTTAGTATAACTGCGAGTCTTAATTGCTGTATAGTTATTGCTATCTATTAGCACAGGTGTAGCTGAGCCATCTGCATTAATGATGTAAACCGATTCACTATAGATAAGATTCTTAAGGTATTCGAATTGTCCCTCGGTTAAGAAGTCAGTTCTAATACGTAGCATCTTCTCTACAAATGGGCTGCGCTCAGTCATGCCTCGGTCATAAGTGTTAAATCCGAAGGCAGTTGTTTCATCTGCTGTGCCATAGTTACCCACTACTTTTCTGTAGCGCTTGCGCTCCACTGAGTAAGATTCCTCAGAGCGTTTAGTAAAGTTAAAGTAATCCCATCCGCCTCTGCTATTTGTCCATCCTAATCGAATCTTTTCAAATCTACATTCATCATCTGCCTTGAATACTGCTATTGATCGCGCAGCTGCTGAGCCGCCTGATTTTCTAAAGTTAATTAGGTAGTGATGCCATGTGCTATCTAACCCGAAGATGTCATTAATGTTACCTGGTAGTAGTGGCAAGTGGTTAATTGTTCCTGCTGCTATTACGCAAGATAAAGTATCAGTTTGAATAGGTGTGCCCGCTGCGTTGAATTGCACTATCTGCACGTTATTAATAGCGTTGCCTGTTAAGGCTGTGCCGTTATCAGCAGGTACAGTTAATACCCCGTAATCATCATTAAAGCCTGTTATGCCTATTGTATTAGCACCTAAAGAATACTTAGTCAATACATCATCTAAGGCATAAGTGCTACGTACTAAATCACTCATGATGTAGCTTGTTCCTGAGCTTAGTGCAAAGTGAGTAGCAGGGTTAGGATTAAAGCCATCACTAATCTGAAACGCTGCATTGATTAAAGCACTGCCGTCTAATGGGTACTCTGTAGCTTGCACTTCGAATAAGCCAAGCACCTCATAACCTTCCTGAATGATCGTGCTAATGCCTAAGATATTACGTGATGTATCTGCATCTTGCACCGTTGTAGATGCGAATAATGAAGGTACTGAATCAGTACTGTTTACACCTAAGTCCATGGCTTGACTAACAACAGGGTAAAGGTCAAACACTAAAGCGCCATTGATGTTAGGCTGCACGTAAAAAGTATTTGTAGTAGTGCCGTTGCTTACTGTTATCACATAGCGAAAGCCAGGCTGCCCTATGTTTGAAGATGTAGCCACTACTATAAGCTTCTGCTTAAGCGCAGTAAAGACGTATGGCTGCTGATGTATTGTTATTGCCATTATTAGACAGGTTTAATATTAGTTAGTTTTCGTGTTTGATTTAAGATGTAGATATAGACTGCATCACCCATTGCTTCGTTAAGCTGCGTTGCGTATTCAGGTAGTGTTTCTAAGTAGGCCTCTCTCCAATAGTATAGCGGAGCAATACCTTTCTTTTCAATGCTCTTAGCCATAGCATTAGCTACGCGTAGGCGCTGATCTTCATCTTTGTTAATTGCTGATTTAGCAAACTTAGTTCTGCGCCCTGTCTCACCTATTGAACGTAACTTAATCTTTTTAAGATTCATCCAATTAAGAATGGCATCCACAGGAGGCTTGGCTGCTCCTGCTGCGAATCTTGTATCTATGCCTTTGTAATTGCTTTCTTTACCCTGTCTACCATATTCAACCCATTTAGCATAGTCTGCTGTAGAGTTAAAGCCGATAGATGGAGTAGCTCCGGTTACATCTATATCATAGTATAGCGAAGCTGCCAAAGTTCCTGTAGTGTTAGCTCTACGCTTCTTGCCGTATCTTGTTTGCTGAATGCGAATGTTAGAGCGTGCACGATCAGTAACGGTCTCACCGAAATCTAAAAGCACATCGTAAAGTGCTCCCTGTTCAAATAGCTCAGCAAGTATGCTCATTCCTTTTCAGCTTCCTCTTTTATCTTGTTAAAGAATTGAATCAATGGTAAGCCAAACTTTGTAGGCATCTCTTGAATGAAAGCGTCAAGTTGCTTCAAATGTTCCTCTGTTAAGTTCATATTAGAAAGATAAAATTGTAACTCCTATTGCCTTTGCTACGCACTCAGCCACCCACTCATTATCTGTTCCCCACGCTGCGAATTCCTCTTCGGTCAAAGTGTAATTTCCATTGCTTAGTACCTTGCCTTCGTCGGTCTTTAATTCGTAGTAAGTAGTACAAGTG